ATGTTTACTGTTATTTTTGGCCGCCCAGGGTGCCCTTATTGCGTGCGTGCAAAAGAGTTGGCGGAAAAACTGAGCAAAGAACGCGACGATTTCAACTACCGCTATATTGATATCCATGCCGAAGGCATTACTAAAGCGGATTTGGAAAAAACCGTAGGTAAACCTGTAGAAACCGTACCGCAGATTTTTGTCGATCAAAAACATATCGGCGGCTGTACAGATTTTGAAGCATGGGCAAAAGAAAATCTGAATCTTTTCGCCTGATTGCTCTGGCAACGCCCTCTACCGGAGGGCGCTACCGGCGTTTTTTTCGCCGGTGGCTAAACAGGCTGCTAATAAACAAATAACAGAGCGCGCCTAACGCACACCAGAATACGGCGCTAAATAACCACGCCAGTTCTTGCCAAAACGATCGGGTAGGCATAAATACCACGCGCATTAACACCAGGCAAAACGGCGCCGCCAGCATCGCCCCGATCAGCGGTCGGATCACCTCGCGTCGGTGAGAACAAAAACTGGCCACCGCACCAGGCAACGTAAAAAATAACAGTCCAATCTCAGGATGCCCTGCCGCGCGAAAAGCGCCTTGTACATGCATAGTTAATGAAAGACACACCACAATAAAGAGTACAAAGCAGCAGACAACGCTTGCCCACCCGTGTTTATGTTTCAATCGTTCCTCCTGACACTCTCTATCGAACACGCTTTCCGCCGTGAGGCATCCAGTCAGATAAAGTCATGTGGCATTCCATGCCAAAAACACACCTGCACGATTCTTATAGCCGTTAGTACGCAATAAGATTAAACTAGCAGGATATATTGTTGTGTTGTTTTTATTTGGATGCTGTATGCAATACGATTGCACCCTTAATTCATGATAAAAACAGTAGCGTAAATTACCATTTCTTTCAACAGCTTACTCGTAAACAAGAAGTTAGTCTCCGTGAATATAAACGTCGCAGATTTGTTAAATGGGAATTACATCCTGTTATTATTTGTGGTCCTGGCTCTTGGCCTGTGTCTTGGCAAGTTACGTCTGGGTTCAGTCCAACTTGGTAATTCCATTGGCGTTTTAGTGGTCTCTCTATTATTAGGGCAGCAACACTTCAGTATTAACACCGACGCGCTAAATCTGGGATTTATGCTGTTTATTTTTTGTGTCGGCGTCGAGGCTGGCCCCAACTTTTTTTCGATTTTTTTTCGCGACGGTAAAAATTATCTGATGCTTGCCCTGGTCATGGTCGGTAGCGCTCTGCTAATCGCCTTAGGCCTTGGTAAGCTATTCGGCTGGGATATCGGCCTGACGGCCGGTATGCTGGCCGGCTCAATGACATCCACGCCCGTGCTGGTTGGCGCAGGCGATACCCTGCGACATTCCGGCATCGCCAGCACCCAACTCTCCTCCGCTCTTGATAATCTGAGCCTGGGCTATGCCCTGACCTATCTGATTGGCTTGGTCAGTCTGATCGTGGGCGCGCGCTACTTGCCTAAACTACAGCATCAGGATTTGCAAACCAGCGCCCAGCAAATTGCTCGCGAGCGCGGTCTGGATACCGATGCTAATCGCAAGGTTTATTTGCCGGTTATCCGCGCCTATCGGGTTGGTCCGGAGCTGGTGGCCTGGACTGACGGCAAAAACCTGCGCGAGCTGGGTATTTACCGCCAGACAGGCTGCTATATCGAACGTATTCGCCGTAACGGTATTCTGGCGAACCCGGATGGCGATGCGGTGCTGCAAATGGGCGATGAGATTGCGCTGGTCGGCTATCCGGACGCGCACGCCAGGCTCGATCCCAGCTTCCGTAATGGTAAGGAAGTGTTTGATCGCGATCTGCTTGATATGCGCATCGTGACGGAAGAAATTGTGGTGAAAAACCACAATGCGGTCGGTCGCCGCCTCGCTCAGCTCAAGCTGACCGATCATGGCTGCTTCCTTAACCGCGTCATCCGCAGCCAGATCGAAATGCCTATCGACGATAACGTCGTGCTGAATAAAGGCGACGTGTTACAGGTGAGCGGCGACGCCAGACGCGTAAAAACCATCGCCGATCGCATTGGTTTTATTTCGATCCATAGCCAGGTGACGGACCTGCTCGCCTTCTGCGCTTTTTTTATCATCGGGTTAATGATCGGGATGATTACCTTCCAGTTCAGCAATTTTAGTTTCGGCATCGGCAACGCGGCCGGATTGCTGTTCGCCGGGATCATGCTCGGTTTCCTGCGCGCTAACCATCCTACCTTTGGTTATATTCCGCAGGGCGCGCTTAACATGGTGAAAGAATTCGGCTTGATGGTATTTATGGCAGGCGTTGGTTTAAGCGCCGGCAGCGGTATCAGCAACGGTCTGGGCGCGGTCGGCGGACAAATGCTGATCGCCGGGCTTGTCGTCAGCCTGGTACCGGTGGTGATCTGCTTCTTGTTTGGCGCTTATGTGCTGCGCATGAACCGGGCGCTGCTGTTCGGCGCCATGATGGGCGCGCGTACCTGCGCCCCGGCGATGGAAATCATTAGCGATACGGCGCGCAGCAATATTCCAGCGCTGGGTTATGCGGGGACTTACGCCATCGCTAACGTTCTGCTAACGCTGGCGGGGACGCTTATTGTCATCATCTGGCCGGGGTTAGGATAAAACTGAAGTTTGCCTTTAAGTGAAAAAATTTTGCCAATAGGTCGAACTTTTCGTTAAAGCATCAGTCATACCTATTGCCACTGCTTTTCTTTGATGTCCCCATTTTGTGGAGCCCATCAACCCCGCCATTTCGGTTCAAGGTTGGTGGGTTTTTTGTTGCCTGAAATCCATCCCCCTTCCAATCAACCACTTAGATAACTTCTTCTACATGTGTGGCGACAAAGTGGCGACAGCGCTTTTGTTATGGCGGCACCAGACGTACAAAACCCGCCAGCGGCGGGTCAGTATTAATAAGCAAATTGTTCTGCATACCCTTTGGATGAGGCGGTGCTGCGCTGATTTTTTGAGGATGGCATACTGAGCGCACAAAAGTCTCATGTGTCACGAAGGTATGCCCGCACTCAATGTTAGTGCACTGGTTGTAGCGTTCTTTGGTTTCATTGGAAACCTGGAAGCTGCTTCTGGTATGTGCTGCATGACCGCACTCTGGACAGTTCATCATTGCTGTTATCCCCCCACTTTTGCCGTAATCGCAATAACGATACATCATTATTCAATATTGAGAACCAACTATTCGATTTCAAGACCATCAATCTTTACTTCAAGCTCCATGCTGGTCGTAAATCCATTATCCGGGATGACAGAATGCGTCAGGGTGGTAATAGTCCATTCTGCATCATCAATCGGCTGCTTAAATCCCGTCACCTTCACCGGCATTTCCGTATAGAGATCAGCCCGCCCCTCAGCGAGCAGCAGGGAAAATGAAGCAACCCCGCGCTGCAGACGTTCCCACTGCATTTTTGCTGCGCGCTCTGCATTGCTCCGGTTGGCGTAGGTACGATTAAGAACCAACACGTTTTCATCCGTTCCCACCAGATAATCTCCCTGTTTTGCTTCCGGATCTTTGGGTGTGGTGGTTTTCTTTCGGCGACGCTTAACACGGGTTGTCTCTTTTTTCCTGGGTTCACGCGTATGCAACCAGCTGGCAATAACACCGGTATAGGCACCACGATCAGCAAGGTTGAACCGATGACTGTCACCGGCTTTGCGCGTGATGGTGATAACCGGCAGCGGCTTGCCGTTCTTCCCTGTCCCTGCCGGATAAATAGCAGGTTCCCGTCTTTAACGGAAGGAATCGCCCCATACTGCCTCGCCAGTTTCATCAGAAAACTTGCATCGCTTTCATTGGTCTGGTCCATATGATCCAGCGCCTTATCCGTCAGGTCTTTACCCAGCGCCACTTTGAGGTTATGCCGGGCGGCGATTTCCTTTACCACCTCCCCCACCGTTGTCTGATGCCATGATTTTTCGCGCCGTGTATTGAGGGTTTCACGGAAATCTGCGCTACGCGCCCTGATGGTCAGCCGGTCAGGGGCACCGCTGTGTTCAATTTCATCTACGGTAAAAGCCCCTTTAGGGAAAAGCGGCTGGCCTTTCCAGCCCAGCGCCAGCTGAATCACAGCCCCACGTCGCGGCAGGGCGATCAGCCCGTCGGCGTCGTCCAGCTCCGGATCAAGCTGGTCCGCTTCAAAGCCCCGGTTATCCGTCAGTGTCAGACTCATCAGGCGGGTATCCATCACCGTCGTCACGTCTTTGCCTTCGATGGTGATACTGAAAGCCGGGCTTTTGCTGTTCAGATTCAGGAGATCAGAATTAACGTTCACTGCAGCAATCCTCCAACCGTGTTTTTAATCCCCCCAATAGCAGATGCTGCGGAGTCCTGCAGGTTGCTGAGCTGGTCACTCAGGCTCCCGAACATGTCAGAGAGCGACTCATCAACCCGTTTGAGGGTGATCGTAAACTCAATGCGCCTGGGCATTCCGCTGGCAAAAAACTCCGTCTTTGTCTGGCTCAGACTCTCAATAACAAACATGCCGTAAATGGTTCCACTACCTTCAATCAAAGGCCATGCCTTGCCCAGTTCAGCCATTTGTTCAAGCGCCAGTAATGACAGCCTGCCGCCGGTCACTTCCGGCAGCAGAACCCCGGACAGTGTCAGTGAATCGTTATCCGGGCCAAGAAACTGCGTTGACGGACGGCGGTTCACCCGGCTGTTGGCGGCGTGTCGCCAGCTGCGCTGATACTGCAGTTCCTGATAAGGGACAGTGCGCAGCATAAATACCAAGGGGCGCAAGCGCCCTGGTCGGCTGCCGCCTCCTGAACGTCAACGGCCTTACGAACCTTTTTCCACTTCATCGCGTGCGTGCAAATTTTGCCCTCTACAATCGGGGACCAAATGCCATAGATACGGATACCATGATCGCCGTAGGCGCTCGGTTCGTCGTTAAGCTCATAAGCTGTGCGGACAAGGTGATGTTTGCGGGGAACCAGTACACCGCCCTGCTTCATGATGTAGGTGGCAAAGCAGCCCGCATCAGCTGCCGCCAGTACCGCATCCAGACGCGGGTTATCCAATACCGGCGCACCCGCTTTGCGTTCGCCCTGCACTCTGGCCGCCTGACCAGCCAGCAAACGCAGCTCTCGGTATGCCTGACGCCCTGGAATACCAAAGAAACGGAATTGCTGGACACGGTGCAGTGACGCCCAGGCGCTGACATGCTCGGCGCTGTCACGCAGTGATCTGCCGGTTTCTTTGCTGATTTCTTTAGCCAGCCCGCGCCCGTCGATGTTCTTACTGATGTATTTGGCGATGTAGCTGGTCGGCGTGCCCTTGCGCGGGTTGATTAGCTCGGACTTAAAGCGCGGCCCGGTATTGGTGCCCAGCTCCTCGCGGTCTTCACGGATGGCAAACTTACGCAGCAGCGCGGTGATGGAGCGGCGGTCTTTTTTGCGCATAAAGCAAAGAAGATGCCAGTGCACGGTGCCGTCATGGTGCGGCTCTGCAACGCGAACGCCGTACCAGCGCAACCCGGCCTTGTGCATTGCCTTGCGGAAAGCGGCGAACGTATCAACCAGATAGTCACTGCTCTGCCGGACAGTGGCACTGGTCCACTTCGGATTAGGTCTGCCGTTGTTGAGGGTTGCGTGGAAACGTGACGGGCAGGTGATGGTATAAAACACCGCGCAGTCTCCGCGCATTTCCGCGATCAGCTCCAGCCCCTTAACACAGGCCATCATTTCATTACGGCGGTGCGCCGGGTTGCTGTTGCTGGCGTTCACCACGTCTTCCATGTCCAGCGTGTCGCCGTCTTCGTTGATCAGCTCATGAGAGCGGAAGAACTCCAGCGATTTGCGGCGCTGCTCGCGTTTGTGGATCACGGCTTCGTAGCTGACATACGGTGAGGCTTTCTTGTTGACCAGGCAGACGGCGCGCAACTGCTCCTCCCGCCACTCGCAGCGCATCTGCCACAATTTGCGATACCACCAGTCCGCGCACAGCATACGGGCCAGCGACGGTGGGATCAGTTCATAAGGCACCGGCTTACGGCGGCGCTTTTTGCGGCGCAACTGCTCAAAGGCAGGCGGGATGACCTCAAGGCGCATGGCTTCTGCAGCAACCCTTTCCCATGCCTGGCGGATTTCTTCTGGTTTAACATCGTCACTGACAAACAGATCACCGCAGGCCGAATCAAGACACATGCTCATATGTGCCGCAACCAGCGTGGAAAGGCGCTTGACCTGATCCTGATTCATTTCAGGCAGTACCAACAGCCCCTCCAGCCCGTCATGGCTCGCCATGAACCGGAAAGACGCAGATACCTGACTGTCACGCACACGCTCCAGCCGCTCAAGACACGGCCTGATTGTTTCGCGCAGGTAGCGGGAATAAGCTTTAGTCCTGCCCAGGCTATGGAAGTATTTAACCAGCTCCTGCAGAGGCTTGCTGATATGAGCAGGCATGGCGCTTACATCGGCAATAATCACCAAATCTGGATTAACGCGCTGCTGTTCGCAGGCCATTTTGGCATGGCTAATCAGCCGATCCTGCTCAATTTCACGCTGGACAGGATCACGGGATTCATTAAAGAAATAGCGTTCCCAAACCTCATCACTCAACGCCTCACGGCGCAGTTGCTCCTGCTCGTTATCCGCAGCGTACAGAGTAATCAGGTTTGAAAGCGCAGACTCCGGCGCAAATTCCGTCGGGTCCAGATACGGGTTAACCGCCTTTTTTGGGGTATTCCATGGAAAGGCCACACTGTAGCGATCAAGCTTTGACACGTGGCAAACCAAACTTTCTAACGCATTGGTAGAAGGATACTGCATGACCATACAAAGGAACGGGAGGTACAAATTCAGAAACAGCTATGATTTCGTCTGCAGATTTCCCCTCACCTGCCACCACGCCCATGCTTCGCTTAGTGGTGATACGGTGTCTGGTGAAATTGTGATAAATAGAATTGATCAGCGAGGTATCACTGTTTGAGACAACAACCGGATGCCCTTCCGAGGAACGACGTTCAAGGATAGCTGCTAAGCGATACTGATCACTCTCGGTAAATCCTGCTGTATGATATGCCGCAAAAGTACCGTCATAAGGCGGATCGCAGTAAACTACATCACCCGCCTGCAGCATTGCCAATGTTTCGTCATCGCTGGCACAGATGAACGTGGCACGCTTGGCCTTTTCGGCAAATTCGCGGATCTCTTTCTCAGGGAAGTACGGCCTCTTATAATTACCGTAAGGAACATTGAAATGCCCGCTCAGGTTATAGCAGCACAATCCACGGTAGCAGTGACGATTAAGGTAAAGGAAAAATATAGCTTTCCAGAAATCACATACATCCGATGAATGGTTAAAATCTTGCCGGGTGTTGTAATAAGCAGCCTCCCCCTTTGCGTCCTCAAAGAATCCCTGTGCGTAAGCAATAAACTGCTCACTGTTCAATTTACTCTGGCGATACAGATTAATCAGATCAGGGTTAATATCCGCGACAAGATAATAAGGATAATCTGTCTCCATCATCACAGCACACGAACCTGCGAACGGTTCAACCAGACGAGAACCGGCAGGCAGGTGCTTTTTCAACTCTGGCATGGCATCGGTTTTATTGCCCGCCCATTTCAGGATTGTACTCATTCCCTTCCCCCATGATTTCCGCAAGGATTGGAAGAACATCTTTCTCATCGACCAAAGAAATAGACATAACTACCCAATTACCACCCGTGATAATGAAATCTCCCACAGGTAATAAGTGAGTCACTTTGGCAAGCGAAACATTGTCCGTAAACTCATCCCACCATTCATGCAAAAGAATAAAATCACCACATTTGAAATTGCGATCGTTCATTCGCAACTCCGCTTTTTTCTCTCCGGCAATAACTGATGCAAAATGTCCCGGTGCAATTTTTAAGCTATGAATGACGCTCATACAGCACCGCCTACGTAATGTTTGCCTTTCAGCTCTGCGATTTCCTGACAGGTGACGCAACACTGCACGCCCGGAATAGCGCGGCGGCGAGCTGGCGGGATCGGTACATCGCAATCAATGCAAAGCACACGGGAAACGCCTGGCGTTCTGTTGCAGGCGGTGTGGATATGGCGCTGACGTTCTTCTTCAACGCGCTGTTGTACGAGATCCATTGAATCAGTCATCAGTGGATCTCCTGCGCGCAATACGCAGCAGCTCCGCCGTTTCAACGTGGTTAAGCTGGCGTGACGTAATATGGCAAGCCAAGCTATCAAGACGGGCTGCCATTGCCGAGGCACGTGCCCGGCGTTCTTCCATGCGTGCATCAGTCAGCAACTGATTAAGGCCAGCATCATCTGGTCCGGTTTTGGTGATACGGGTTTCAATATTTCGCATAGTTGTTTCTCCTGAGTTTGGGCAATAAGAAGCCCGGCGGGTTTACGCCATTAATTTCTGTTGTGGATTAATTCGGCATGGTTAGCCGTTTTGGAAATAAGCTCACCACTGCACGAAAATGATTCATTGCTTTAATCAATTCTCGTTTTTCGTCAGTCGTCAGCTCACTAACATTGACGCTATGACGTTCCACCGAAATCTTTGCCATAAAGAATATTGCGGCTAATGCGCGTTTATTCTGCTCATGGTTAATATCTCGCTGGTCCCGCATATCGCTAATAAAGCGCTCCAGTTCTGAATCAATATTTAAGCCAAACACTTTCGCCCTTAATTCCGCGATGTGGTTTAACCCATTAAGGCGGAGGCCAGCGCTTAGCGGAACAGTCGCAGCATCGCCTTCAATAGCCATGGTTTCCCCTGCTTTTTAATAGACAGTTCAGCCAGCAACTCATCCTAAGAGCGGCATGGATGCCAGCGCTTTCCATCCTTTCCTATAATCCAGCCATGACCGCAATGTATTGCGGGACTTTGCTTAACGAGAAGCGATGCAAAAGATGGTTCTTTAGTCAGCATAACCACCTCAGATCAGACCGAAAGAAGCGCCGAGGCCCGTCATGGTATCTACTGCACTTGCCATCGCCGGATTCGCCTGCAAACGTGCATGTAATGAAACCGCAGTGAGGGCCATCAGGCGCGTGGCAGAGTTGATGCTATTGATAACATCGCGGCGGCCTGCACTGGTTTTTACATCACCGGATACTGCACCTGCAGCTACTCGCCCAATCTCCGCTGTAGCGTTCAGTACGTAGTGAGGCATTTTCTCGCTGGCTACCTCATTCAGAGATGCACAAGATAGGCAATGAATCTGTGCCAGAAATCCGTCAACCAAAGTTGGCTCTTCTGTGAGATCGGTCAGCAACCATATGTCCGGTGCAGTCAGCTGGTGTGGTTGTTCCGAGTTTAGCTTGTTGCGCAGAATCTGAACATTCATACCTGCACGTTCTGCCAGCTTCGCCATGTTATGACGCAAGGCGAAGGTACGGCAGGCTTCATCGAAATGCGGGTGTTTGGAAGCTTGATAGTCAAACATAGCAAGAGACTCCGATGTATCTCAAAATGGAACTAACTAATAGCGACATTGCAATCTGAAAGTGCATCAACAGTCAGCGCGACAATGTTAATCATCACTTTCTCTCGCTTCTTGTCCTTACGGAGACGGTGGCGAGGCAAACGACCGTCAGCAAGCATGTCGTTAATGGTGTCTACAGGCAGTCCTGTTAGTTCGCTGTAGCGTTCAATTGTGACGTGGGGTGTATTCAGAGTGATTGAAATGTTAGAGGTCATGGGGCAACATCTCCTATTGGCTTGTGGTGAGCCGGTAGTAACCGTGATAAGTCCCCAATCGGGAATTAAATTAACACCAGGATTGCTTAAGAGATATGTCAACATCAAAGTACCCAAGTGAGATCAAAATAAATCCCAATCAGGGTGGGAAAGCTGCGATCGAGCGTTTAGTTGAAGCTTACGGCTTTACGACACGACAAGCTCTAGCTGACCATCTTGGTGTTTCGAAAAGCACGTTAGCTAATCGCTATATGAGAGATACCTTCCCAGCCGATTGGATAATCCAATGTGCATTAGATACGGGAGTATCTCTTCGATGGCTATCGACATCTGAAAGCCCGATGCGGGTAGATGCAAAAACTCAAATCATTAGCTTTTCCAAACAAAAACTCAGTGGTGGAAAACTCCATGAGAATGGATATCTGTTATTCGATTTAACATTATTGCCAAAAGACCTTGATGAAATCTCAGCTATTGAGACAGATGATGCAACTTATCTGGTAAAGCATAATTTAAATGAAATAAATGATGGTTTATGGCTAATTTCTATCGATGGCATTCATTCTGTCCGCGAATTAATACGATTACCCAACAATCGCATAATGCTAGAGTCTACATCAAGTAAATTAGAATGTAACATTAATGATATCAGTATCATTGCTAAGGTAATCATGACCTGCAAATAATTAACTTATTTTTAATGGATGAAAAAAATGATTGTTGGTGTAATCTTAAGAAATTTCAAAAATTTTAGGAATCAACATTATATCCCATTAACCATAAATGGAAATTCCTCATGGCTGATTGGTGAAAATGGGGTAGGCAAGAGTTCCACACTACAAGCTATTGATAATGTATTAAATAGAGCTGATATCAATAGGTTAGATATTAATAATGATGCTCGTAGTCAAGGGTTTGACACAAGAGAGCCTTTCATTGTCCCTATTTTTCTTATCCGTAAAGAAAGGGTTAAAGGTAACACTTCAATATTTAAAACATTAGAAGCTATCAGTGATATAACATGGCAAGTAGAAAGTGAGGATTTCAACTCCTCACAAAGAGCTTTAGCAGAAAAAATCATTAATCACAGAACTCTTCTTGAATCCCAAATCCAAACTAACGATTATTTTCTTGTTCCTATTGGAATTATAAAAAAATCTGCAGGTGATGCTCCCGTACCATTTATGTCAATTTTCGAGTCTATAGATGATTATAAGAATGAAATTGAGGATTTAATACCAGATTCAACTGCGGTAAACTCTACACAAAGAAAAAATTTCTACCAAACTACCTTGTATAAATTGCTAGAGTATGTAAGAGAGACCTATAACTATATTTACTTACCCGCGGAAATAACCACATCAGAATACTCAAAAATCGAGAGCGAGCTGTTACAATCTCTTCTTGGTGAAAACCTCCAGCAGAGGATCAGTAAAATAATTAAGAAAAAAGATATTACTGAAATAAACCAATATCTGAATGAATTTGTTGAACAGTTATCTGGAAAACTTAATGGTCAATATCATTTCAAAAGGCCAACACAGCGGCAAAACTCTTTTACACAGCGCCACATGATTGCAAAAATTATTGAATCTTATTTTAGTGACAAAATTTTGCATTATATAGATAGCATAAACAGAGATACACCTGTACACAATCTAAGTTCTGGCGAAAAAAGAAAAGCCTTACTCGATTTATCCATGGGGTTTTTGAAAGGAAATCCAAAAAAAACTCAGCAATCAACCGTTCTCGCCGTAGACGAACCAGAACTATCCTTACATGCAACATCCTGCTTCAAGCAATTCGAGAAAATAAGAGAGATAAGCGAGCTTGGTATACAGACGATTTGCACAACACATTGGTATGGTTTTCTCCCTGCAGCTATGAGTGGCAGTGCAACTTATGTATCACCAAACCAATCATTCATAAAATGTATAAATCTTGAATACTATCGAGACGAATTATCTGCACTTGTAAAAGAATCTCGTGGTTCATACCTGGATACTTTAGAAGTAAAAAGCAATCATGACTTAGTTCAGTCAATAATAACATCAATAACATCTTCCAATAATTACAATTGGATACTATGCGAAGGTAAAACTGATAAAAAATATATTGAATCCCATCTGAATTTCGAGGAGTTAGATGGAAAAAATATAATAATACTGAGTGTTGGTGGCTCATTTGCACTAAAAGACATTTATTCGTACCTAGTTTTAGCACTAAAAGACAGAAGGCCTGCCATCAAAGGAAAAGTATTTTGTTTATTAGATACCGACTTAGCATTCGATAAATTCGAATCTACAGATAGCATTCCACAAATAAGAATAAGACGATTACTCCTACGTGAGGATTATACAGATGTTGATTTATTAAAAACAACTGACAACAGAGTGTCTCCACCAACTGAGATTGAAGACGCTTTGGATGGGATATTTTTCCACGAAACAATCTATCGCCTTTATTTGAATGGAGAAAATAGATTTTCATTCATAGAGGATGTTGAAACTCTTTCCTCAAATGTTGCAGCGGGAATATTAGATCTAACTACCAGTCAAAAACAAATTATTAAAAAGTACTTTGATGAACCAGGTAAAAAAAATATTTTCTGCGACGAATACATAAATGTTCTCTATGAAAGTGATGAGATCCACACTCCAACTTGGCTGTCTAACATAATCGATTTTTTTTGCGAAGAGTAA